ATGGAAAAGCAAAGCAAAGTACGCGCAGCAATGGCTAAGGCTGGCGCAGTAGTAACAGCAAAACGTGCGGCATTTGGTGGTGCACTTCTTATGGCAGCATCTTCCGCGAATGCAGCACTGCCAGAAGTGGCAACACAAGCCTTTAGCACACTGGCAAGTTACGTCACTGAAATGCTCACCTCGACATGGGGCATCGCCGTGCCAATGACGGTTGGCTTCATCGGCATCAAGCTATTCAAGAAAGGTGCAAACAAAGCAACGTAATTCTAACAGTTGCTTTATACACCCATTGGTCAACGCCTCCGAATGGGGGCGTTTTTTATGAGGAAAATAAATGAGTATTAAACAAAGCATTGCGTCACTGGTTATTTTGCTGAGTGTTTCGTTTAGTGCTTTAGCTGCCACAGAAACTTATTACTCTGTTTATGGTAGTCAACTTTGTGGGGGTACTACTATTAGAGCGGGGTCTATAGATGCTTTGGGTGTTAAATGGGCCTCATCACACAATTGCGTTTCTGAAACTGTTAAACCATGCACCTATTCGCGTTATAAAAACAATCAATATGACCAAAAACTCTATTGTACAGCCAAAAATGGGCTTGAATATTACGTTGATTTCGAGATTGTTCGTGTGCAGTGTGCTGATGGGCAAGTAATAGACGAGCAAACTGGCCGTTGTACAGACCCTACGCCTTTTTGCGAAAGGTCTGACACCATCAATCAAATGAATCAGTTTAAAGATGCTTGTTTTGATAAGGGTTGGAATCCAATGGTTTCTTGTACTGATTCAACGGAATCTTTAGAGATGTCTTGTAATCCACCTCCAGAACCTGACGAATGTACCCCTGATTCATCTGATTGGCCTGCATGTAAGGATGATGAACCAAAACAATGTACGCCTGATTCCCCTGATTATCCTAATTGTTGTGATGAATCCAACAACTGGTGTGATGTTCCTCCGACAGACGAGTCATGTACCATTGTTTCACCTAATTACCCTGAGTGTGCAGGTGATGTAGATGTAGACCCACCTACAGGCGGTGACTTGGGCGACCCTGATAAACCATCAGGCGGTGGCGGTGGTGGTTCTACTGACCCTGATAAACCTGAGCCGGATGTTGATAATACCAGTGACACTCTAGCGGCTATTAAGGCGATGAATAAGGATGTTAACTCTCAGCTAACTGGTATCAATAACGACATGAACAAAAATCAAGCTGAAACCAAATCCGCTTTGGATGCTCTTAAGGCGTCGGTTGATTTGAATACCGATACCGTTGTCGATAATGCAAACCATGTAGCGAATGCGATTCAAGGTCAGTCCGATATGTTGTCTGATATTGGCAACAATACAAACCGTTTGCTGACTTCGGCTAACAACCAGTTAGGTAATGGTTTTGGACAACTGTCTAGTGATCTTGGAGATTTGCAGCAAACCAACCAACAAGGGTTTGACGAGCTTTCGGATAAGCTCGACGATTTAAAACCATGTGTACCTACTCCTGAGAATAGATTCTGTGAAAGTCCTCATGGGGTGGATAGTAACTTTGTTGGTGATGTATTAACTCAAGCCGATTCGATTGTTTCCGGTGCCTTAGGTTCTTATGAATCGACGGTTGTTGGTGCGGCAAATGATTTGCTCGAAAAGAATATTACGGCTGAATCTGAGGCGCATATTACTGCGGTCTCTGATTCATTCCTTACCTTGCTTCCACAACCTAGCGAATGTATGCGGCTTTCTTTACCAACGCTCAATGGTGGGAACGTTTCAATCTCTTGTGAGTTCTCTCATAAGTTAAAAATGATCCTCTCCATTCTGATTTACATCTACACGATTAAGACGCTTGTTGAAATCCTGCTGACTGAGGTCACGCCTGTACCAAGTAACAAGCCAGGTTCAGGGAGATATTACTAATGATTCAGCTATTACCTATTGTTTCAGGCATTAGTGCGGCGTTGCGTTTACCTGCTTTGGTCGCGTTTATAGCACAAATAGCGACGACTCTGTTTGGTTGGTTCTTTATCGCCAAGGCGCGCAACGTCACGATTAACTTGGTGATTATTACCTTATTGATTGGGCTTACACTCGCGCTCACTCTTGCCATTTATACGCTTGCCACTGGGCTTTCTTACGTCACGCCCCCGTTTTGGTCACAAGCGGCGGGCATGTTTATCCCAAATAACGCAATTCCTTGCGTGAGTGCGATTTACTCGGCGCGTCTGCTGCGTTGGGTGTGGGAGTGGAAGTTCTACGCGATTGTGAGGGCGGCGTAATGGCATCGGTCTACTTTGTCACGGGTAAGCTCGGCTCAGGCAAAACGCTAACAGCAGTCGGTAAGATTCGCGAGGCGTTTATGCGCGGTGTGCCTGTGGCGACAAACCTCGATATCAACTTGAAAGAAATGCTTGGACGCGATAAGCGCAACACTCGTCTTTATCGCTTACCAGACAAGCCTCAGGTAGAAGATTTGATGGTTATTGGTTCGGCAAACAAAAGCTATGACACCAAAAAAGACGGCTTGATTGTGCTCGATGAGTGTGGAACGTGGTTTAACTCGCGCACATGGAACGACAAGAATCGACAAAAGTTAATTGATCACCTTTTGCATATTCGAAAGCTTGGATGGGATGTCATTTTCATCGTTCAAGACATTTCGATTGTTGATAAACAAGCGCGTCTCGCACTGGCTGAGCACACCGTGTTTTGTCGTCGTTTAGACCGTCTTCAAGTCCCTATTATCTCGACTGCGGTATCCGTTCTGACGCTCGGTCAACTCAAGTTGAAAATGCCTAAGCTGCACGTCGGCATTGTGAAGTATGGTGACAACGCTAACTCGCTCACCGTCGATAAATGGATGCTCTGGGGTACGGACTTATACAGCTCTTATGACACTAAGCAGATGTTTAGAAACAACTATGAGGACGGCGTTTTTTCAGTATTGCCGCCCTATTATACCCATGGACGTTACACTGTCCCGTATACGTTGAGAAATATCATGCGCATTACGAAAATCTATCTCCGTAAATACTCTCGATTCAGTGTGTTTGCGGCAGGTGTTGCCGTCTCGTTTGCGGTGTTCACCTTAGTTGGCACACCGAACATATCGACAGAACCCGAAACGGCTCAAGCCTCGGAGCCTCGCGAGTCATTGAGTGACTTGCTCGACGGCTATCGAATCGAATCGTCAATGAATCCCCCAAACGTAGCCCCGTCTTTTGTGCTCGCTAAGGACGATGTGCGTCTGTCGTCGTCGCAACTATACGCAAAGGGCTTTACGGCTCAATCTAACGGCTCTTGCTCCATTACGGTTAGCGGCAACGGTCAATCATTCAAAGTTATGTGCTAGGGAATAAGGTGCGCTTTATGTCATGGATAATCGCAAAACTCACAGCTTGTCTTTCAAAAAAACAAAAAAAATCTTATTGTGCCGGAGGCTTATTATCAGCGCTCTCGTTGCTCACTATGCGCTGTGGTAAAGTTGAGAAACAAACTACGGCTTGTTCCAACTTTTCCACATCTAGCATTACCACCTTTCTGCTCGTGTGCACCCTGCTCAGCTCCCCTTCTTTTGCTGCAAGCTCTGCACCTTTTGAGGCAAAGAACACACCGATTGGAGACTTTGCATCGTGGTTCTCGGTTCATACTGGGAATACGGTGGTGCTCGGTCAAGGTGTTACTGGTGAGGTCAGCTTTACCGCACCGGATTTGAAAGATGAGGACTATCCAGCCTTTTTCCTTTCGGTGCTTCGTGCGCACGGTTACGAGCTTACACATGACCACGGCGTTTTTACCATCATTGCTGACGCTAACAAAGTGGAGACGTTCGAACCCTCACAAGTGAAGTTGTACTTCTTTGAGAATGTTCGAAATACCAAGGTCGTTGATTTGATTTCCTCGATGCTTGCTGCAACTCAGAATCAAACACTGAACAATAAAGCAATTAAGAACTACAAGGTTGAAGTGCTACCGACTACAAACAGCATTATCGTGACTGGCTCTGCAAACCAATTGAAGCACATTGATGTGCTCATCAAAGGGATTGATAGACCACAAAAGCAAGTCTTTATCGAGGCGGTAATTACTGAAACTGAGCTCGGTGATTCTCAAGAAATCGGCGTAAATATGGACTTGGCATTGAGTGAGGCTGGCTTTGTTTCTCAGCCCACTGCAATTAAGAAAGCCGTTGATAACCTGCTGTTCTATGAGGGCGGTGATTTCAATGCACTTATCAAAGCTGTATCAAAGAATCAGAATACCAAGCTCTTATCGCGACCAAATATGTTCATTATGGACAGGGAGCGCGGCTACATCACTGTGGGTCAGAACGTACCGTTCCTCACTTCGTCTGAGGTAACTGACGGCGGTAATCGAGTCCAGCAAATTGAGCGTAAGGATGTGGGCGTGTCACTTGAGGTAGTACCGCATGTGATTGGTGATCATGTTGTGCTTCAGATAATGCAAAAATCCGACTCGGTAACGGATTCCTCTATCGCATCCGACATCATCACCAATACGCGAACACTGCAAACAGTGGTCAAGGTCAAAGACCGCCAAACGATCTCTTTAGGTGGTTTGATTTCTCAGGAGCAACGCGACTCGGTAAGCGGTGTGCCTGTCTTGATGGATGTGCCTTTGCTTGGTGCTCTATTCCGGTCAGAAAAGACAAATACGGTAGATAAAGAATTAAAAGTAACGATAAGAACCACGATACTTTAAGCAATAAAAAAGCCCCTGAGGGGCTTTTTTATTGCTTATCTTTTTCTTAATTTTGCAATGCATCTAGCGTACTTAACCAATTTAGTGATTGTTTTTCTGTCACTAGGTGATTGAATTTCAAGTAAAGCTATTCCGGTTAATATCTCTTGAGGTGTAACGAGTTGTCCTGTCGGTAGTTCAAGTCTATCTTTATGCATCTTGAAGTTTTCCCAAGCTTCTGAGGTGGCTAGTTCCCTCCCCTTGGTCATTCTCATCAAGCGTTTACATTCCGGTGGTATGGGCTTTCCTTTATCCCAAGATTTGACCGCCCTCACACTTTTAAAACATAGTTTTGCTGCTTCTTCTACACTTAAACCGCATTCAAATTCACGAAAAACGTAATTCTTGCTCATTTTTCGAAAGTTCGTCATATAAACCCTGATAATCAAAAGGGTGTATATGTAATTGATATGAAACATTATTCAACATAACGTCGCATAATGCGCACTGATATAGTGGTTCCTGTGGACTTGCAATCACTAAGGCCAATTCAGCACAAGTTATTGAAATACTTGACAATCAAAGTCTATCAAACTTTTTTGCAATTCATTCCCATGCTACTTCTATCTACGGATTATAGAAATCAATTGATCTACGGTAACTCGGTCTTGCTTACTTTAAACTGAAGGTTCACGAACCAGTTGTTATATGTATGCGGATATATTTTTCAGGATATTTGTAACGATATCGCTTACCGGTTTTTAAGTTTGAACGAGCAAAACGGCAAACTTTTGTATCTCCGCTTCCAGTAACTCGTTTTACTATTGCTACTTTTCCTTTATGTTCCATTTCAATCATTAAATCGCAATAACCATCATATTGGTCGAACTGCTTATCGACTTTCTTTTGTAGCGTCGATTTAATTTTCTTAGCCACTGGATTTGTTTCTGAATCATCGGCCAATGTTGACGCTGTGGGTAACAATAATAAAAATAAAGTGACAACGTATCGCATTCGTAAATCCATTTTTGATAAATGGACTGATTGTAATTTTTTATGCGTCAAATGCTAAAACGGGACACAATTTTGCGTCCCGTTTAACGTAGATAAGTAATTGATATGTCGGCTAAGCTTGTTTCTTGCCTTTATTAGCTTTGAAACCTTGATGAGGAAAAACATTTCGAATTCGTTGTTGAACTTTCTTTGGTACGTCTTTAGAAAAGACCAACCTCATTCCGGAGCGTTGGTTGTACACTTTGAGTTCACCAGTAAATGGGTCATGTTCGCCAATATCTTGTAAGTTATGTTTAAAAGATGGAGGTATATGCCCTTTTACCTTGCTCAAGTGGCCGTCATCAAAACTCACTTTTAACACGGGTCTATCCACGGCGATTAACCAGAATATGACGATTGCAGCAATTAATATCACATATAGCAT